GGGAAAAGCGCCGGCGCCCTCGTTGGGCATGTCAGGAACCTCGACGTAGGGATCGCCATCGATTGTGTTCGGCTTGCCGAGCGCAAGGCCAGGTTGCCAAACGTAACCCTTGTCAGCGTCCTTCAAGCGTCGCACAGAGCCAAGTGTGGTGCGGTTCAGCGCCCACACGGCGTTGCGGGTATAAGCCGTCTTCAGCGCATGCTTCAGCGTCAGCAATCCATTTGCCTGGCCGTCGGCATCAGCAATCGTGGTTGCTGATCCGGAGTTGTTTTCGCCAACGCCACTTGCAGTCATCCAGCCTTCAGGCTTGCCGTTGCCGTCGCCGGAAACCACGGCCGCACCTTCAGCGACTGCGAACTGTTCGCCAGCTTCGAGGCGGATTTCGGCTTCCATATCGAAAGCGGAATCCTCGAGGTTCTGCTCGCTGATGTCCACCAGAGCGTAAAGCTCGTGGGTCGGAATTTCCCACATGCCGTAGCGGAGACCGTCAGTCTCCGTGCGAGTGGCCTGTTCAGCCGTCCACCTGGCAGAGAATTGACCAGTGCGCTTCGGGATCATGATCGCCTTCGACGAGGTCTGGCGGACGCGGACCATCGAACGAACTGGCGAGAGCTCTGTGACGCCCTTGATGATCTCTCGGACGTATTCTGCCGGCGCAAGGTACCCGCCAGTGGTATCGTTGCCGACCGACATAGCCTTGTATTCGGCGGTGACGTCCGCCAGAGCCTTCTGCTGGTCGGCCGAGATATTCATCTCTCCGCGGGTGATGGCGCCGACGACGGCGCGAGCCCACGTGTTTGATCGTGATTTGACTTCATCCTGTCGGACGTTGTCGTTCGCAGCCGCGAGCGACAGTCGATTGAGCTTTGCTTCGAGCTCGTCGACGTGATCCCGCTCCTTCTTGGCTTCAAGCGCAGCGGCGGTCAGCTTCTGGTTGATATCCTCCAGTTTGGAAAGGTCAGTCTCAATGCGGCCGAGCTTCTCGGCAGTCACTGGATCAGCAGCGCCCTTCTTCTCAATTTCCTTAAGGCGCGCGTCGTTCGTGGACTTAAATTCCTCAAACGCAGTCATAACTTTTTCGATGGCAGAATCGGCCATGGTGGTCTCCTGATGATGTGGTGGTTACTGAGAGCGTGCCGCCAGTTAGGCGATCAGCGCCTTGATGCGCTCGGCAAGCTCGGTTAGCTCAGCCTCGCTCTTTTTGGCCGTTTCATCCTCATCACGAGGAGTCGTGTCCTCCGCTTCGTCGCGAAGCAGCATGCTTTTGAGAACCGCAACAGCCTTCACGCTGTCCGCCCGCGACAGGCCGGCTTCACGCAGGCTGTCCTCGATGTCTCGCGGGTTGAATTCAGATTTGACGCTGAGAACGCGCGCCTTGCCGTTGGCCGGGAACGTGACCAGACTTACTTCCAGAAGCTCGACCGCCTTAAGTGTGCGGCGCGGATCTGCGGGCTGCGTGCGCACAGCCCACTCCTTCGCGCGGAAGCCGATGGAGAGCCCGTTAAACGCAGAGCGCGGCTTCATTTTTAGGAGTTCGTAAGCCTCCTTGCCGCGGGGGGTAGGAGCAAACTTGCCCTCAACCCATAGTCCGGTATCATCCTCGCGCATTTCGGTCCAAACGCCGATAGGCGTCATATCCTCGCCGAACATTCCGCCGTGCTGCGATAGCATCGCGGGCCAAACGCCGCTGGACTTCGCCTTTTTCAGCGTCTCAGCGAAGGCGCCCTTCGCAATCACGTCTCCATAGCTGTCGACGTTGCCAAAAACTGCACCGTAGCCGGAAAACGTCATTTCGCCGTCGGAATCGGCAACTTTTACTTCGCCAAGACCGAAACTACGGTGCTCAATGGCTCCGCCGTCCTTATTTTTCGTCATTTTTAGGATCCTGTGCGCCGTCTTTCGGCTTGTCTGGCGCTGGAGCGCCACCAACGTTCGTCGGCTTCGGCAGTTCGTCGCCGCCCTCGATCGGATTCAGGTCTTCAAGTGCGCGAATCTCGTTCGGCGTCATGTATGCAGGCGACCCGCCGGTACCGAGAGCCTTGGAATAGAACTCGGCTCGGTCCTTGTGGGCACCTTTAAGCAGCCCGTTGGCGTTAAATTTTGCGTAATAACCGGCATCCTCCGGCCCATCGAGCAGATTAACGTCTATGGACTGCTGGATTCTCTCCCACCACGGCCCGAGCGTATGCACAACGTGAGCCAAAAACACTTGCTCCGCGCTCGCAAACGTCATTGCTTGGCCGGCGTGCCCAATCATCTGCGGAAACACACCAAGAGACTGACAAAGCTGCTCGGTCTGGAATTTTCGCGTCTCAAGATGCTGTGCGTCGACGCCGCTCATTGACTGCGGCGTCCACTTAAAGTTCGAGTCGATGACAAACGGCTTGTGCCGGTTGGCGCCGCTCACCTGAGCCGCAATCCAAGCATGAATCTGCTTGTATTTTTCCGGATCAATCTTCTGATCGGTCGAATACACACCTGAGGGCATCGCGCCGTTGGCGTGGAGCTCGGCCTGCGTGTTCTCCGTCGCGATCGTGAGGCCGATTGCCTCGCGAGCCTGCTGCACGGCGTCCAAGCCGCGCCACGTGTCCCAAGACGGCCCGCGAATGTGCCAGATCAGCGACTGCGGGAAGTCCATAGACCGCCCATCAATGCCGCTTACCGTGTAGGTCAGCGAGTAATCGTTGTTCCGCGTAATCGTGACGCAGCCAGGGTCAATCGGGATAAGTTCCCTGACCTGGCCACGTACCATGTTTTTGTAGAAGAACGCGTTGCCGGTCAGCGCTGCGTGAAATATGAGCGTCTCTCGGAGTTCGAAAGACGTCATCCACTTGTTTGGTCGCCGGTTCAGGACGGCGTACAGCGGGTGTTCGGTGGCGGGAGTGCCGCCCTTCCCGTCAGGCAGTTCCTTCATGACGCGCAAGGGAACCTGCGCAACGCCGTTAGCAATAACTCGGATACACGCGAATACCGTGGAAACGTCCAGCGCGCGCTCCCAATTTACGGGAACACCTGCCTTCGATTGCCTAGAGCCGAACCAGTCGAGCCACACGGGATCGAACGACACGGCTTTTTCTTCAGCCTTGCGGCCGAGCAGCCTATCAATGAGACCCATCCGGCTTTCCTTGTTGTTTAGTATTGCTGGTTGGGGTTCAGGACTTCCCAGAAGGACGTTGCCTCTGAAGGCTGCTCAACTTCGCGGTACTTAAGGCCCAGCGCCTGGCACGTTGCCACGGCGCCATCGATACGAAAGCGGGTCTTGGTCTTGTCGAGCTTGCGATTTCCAGAAGGATCCGAAACGACAATCGCGTTTGCGAAGCAGAAGCCCAGGACGGGGTTGCCGTTGTGCTTGAATTTTCGGTTGATAACCGACGCCTCAAGCGCATCAACAGCCGGCGCCATATCGCGGAAGCCCTGCCCCCACGGCACTAACCGTATGCCGCCGCTTAGATCGTTGTCCTTGCCGTCGATGTACGCGTCGACACCCAATCGAACGAACTCCGCCAAAAGCTGCTCGATGCGCCAGCGGTCGTAGGCAATCCCGACGATCTCATAGTCGTCCCGTATCTGCGCGATTCGTTTTGCAACGAATCCGTAGTCGACAATGCGCCCAGGCGGCGTTTCCAGCCACCCCTCATCCGCTCGCGACCACACGTCGTAGGGTGCGCGGTCGCGGTGCGCATGATCCTGCACCCACTCCTGAGGTTTCCAGTGCCAAGCGCCGATTCGATCCTCTGCGAACTCAGCAGAGACGCCGACAAGAGCCGTCAAGTCGCCTACAGCGGAAAGGTCAAGACCCAGGTAAATCTTCTCGCCAAGTCGCAATGTGTCGCCCGTCTGGCAGGCCTTCCACTCCGACCGCGGGATGAGCGGCGAATTTTGGTCAACTCGCTGATTCAGGTACAGGTTGCGGAACGAAGATTCGAGGGTCTTCATTCGTGTAGCTTGCACAGCAAGGGCGCGAAGGTCGTCTATGGAGCGAAAGTCGCCAAGCGCAGGGTTTGCTGCTCGCCACGCCCCCTCATCCATGATGTCGGCATCGTCATTGGCGCAGTAGAGGTGCACCAAGACAGTGTTGTCGTCCGCGACAAGCGCATCGTCCACCAACTTGGAAAGCGGGTGCTCCGGATCCGGAGATTGCGTTGAAATGACGATGCCAAGCGGCTCCTTACGAGCGCCCTGCGAGGTATTCATGACCTCGTAGAGCTCCTGGTCCCTTGCCTGCGCAAGCTCGTCATAGATCCAGACTGACGGATTCAGGCCGTGCTTTGTGCCAGCCTCGGCCGACAGCGCTCGGTAGAACGAGCCGTTGCTCTTGCAAGCTAGCGTCTTTGTGGACGGCACAACCGTAATGAGCCCGCCGCTGGCCGCGTCTAGCTCTGGGTCAGCCTCAACAATCTGCCTACAGAATTTGAAGACCTGGCCGGCCTGCTCGCGATCCGTCGCGGCAGAGTAAATTTCGCCATTGATCTCACAAACCGGCCCAACGAGGTGGGCCAAGACAATGGCCGCAATTAGCGCCGTTTTCCCGTTTTTTCGGGCCACAGACAGGATTGCTCGCCGTACCCGGCGCCTACCTGTGTCGTTTTGCGGCGCATACAAATCCACAACAAACTGCTTCTGCCATGGCCGAAGTTTAATGTATTCGCCCTGTCCCTCTCCGCTCGGTACACGCAGCAGTTCGATGAAATCAATCACCTGTTTTGCGCGTGCCAGGCCGTCAGTCGTTACGCCGTCTCCGCGCTTCGCCCAATCAGGCCGCTGAACTTCGATGACTTCTTCTCCTCTGGAGGCGAAAGCGCCGCTCGAGACTTGGGGTCGAGCCCCAAGCGATCGCCCATGGCCATCATGATGCGAGCCGCTTCGTTCTTGATTTTGAACCACGGATTCGGCTGCTTATTGCCAGTTGAGCCATCAACAATCGCAGGCTCCACGGCCAGCGCGCTAACGGCCGCCTTATGGTCAGCCCATGCCGCTGCGTACACGGCAATCGAGCCCGTGTCGGTTGAGGCGAAATATGCAGGCGGCATGGCTGCCGTAATCATCTTAAAGCAGGCCAGCGCGTCACCCTGCAGATAGTTCGGGATAACAGTCTCGCCTGCAGGCTTTATCGACGGCGCACGCTTCTTGCGCTTGCCGGGATTGCCTTTCAGGGCCTGAATTTCAGGAGTTTCAGGCCGCGGCCCCCTCGCGCCCATATCGTAATTCCTAAAAAAACAAACCCGCCAAATTGGCGGGCTTGATAAAAAATTCCCTGCTTCAGCGGTTAACGCTGAGATTGCTTGGCATTAATTTTCAAGTCATTGTCGTGAATCACGTATGGACCGCGGCGGTTATCTTGGCGCTCCAGAACATGCACAACCGCATCCTTCATGATCTCAAGCAATTGCTCGTGTCTCGACTGACTTCGAACACTCTCGCGTCTCACAGTGCCAGCTTCCATGTTCCCTCTTCCTCCAAGGACGTTAGCGACTCGAATCATACATTTATTAATTCATGCCGGATATGATAATCGCCCTATCCTTTTAAAGTTCCTTTAAGGGCAATTCCGCTTGAGCAACGCCGCTATAATCGACAATCCGGAGCTGGTGATTGGACTGGTTGGTCCAATCGGTGTCGACCTAGACGCTGTCATTGGCTATTTGAAGAAGGCCCTTCAGGAAGTCCACTACAAATCGAAAGTGATCCACATCACGACAGTGATGGGGGATATTTTGCCGCACCTGAAGGTGGACGATGAGAGCTACACTGGTCGATATAAATCGCTCATTAGAAACGCTGATACGGTACGCCGCATAACAAATAATCAAGCGGCACTTGCTTGTCTCGCCATCAGTGAGATCCGACGCCTGCGCCAGGAGCTACACAAGAAGTTGCCGCGGAAGAAGGCCAGAGATACTCCGGCGCTCGGTACTGCATTCATCATACGTCAATTCAAGCGCGAAGAAGAGATAAACCTTCTTCGCCAGGTTTATGGACGAAAGTTTGTCCAAATCTCCGTGTTCTCGGACGCTGACGAGAGACGAAAACAACTGATTAAGAAGATTAAAGGGTACAGAACCACAATTGTAGAAGATGTAGATGCAGAAAAACAAGCCATCGACCTCATCTCAATTGACAACAACGAAATAGGCGACGACTACGGGCAGAGAGTTTCGGACGTCTTTCACTTAGGTGATGTATTTGTGCAAGGTGAGTCGACCAAAGAGGCTGAGGACACAATTGAGCGCTTCATAAAGGCGTTCTTCGGCCACAACGGCCTTTCCCCCACTAAGGCCGAATACGGGATGTATGCGGCGGCCGGCGCAGCATTGCGGTCTCTAGACCTTTCCCGACAGGTCGGAGCAGCGATCTTCTCTCAACATGGTGAGGTTATAACCCTTGGTTGCAACGAGGTGCCGAAGGCATTCGGCGGGACCTACTGGTCAGATGATGACGGCGACAAAGCCAGAGATTTTGAGGAAGGCTACGACGGGAATCACAGTCGCAAGCTACGAATGGTCCACGACCTGGTCGACCGCATGGGGAAGCTGGGCTTCTTGTCTGACAAGCTAGTGAAAGCAGGACCACCCGTTGAGCAAATTCGTCGGATGATGTCGGAAAAGCTTATATCCGGCTCGCGCGTGATGGACATCATCGAATTCGGCAGGATCATTCACGCCGAAATGTCGGCAATTACTGACGCGGCTCGACTCGGAAAAGCACTCAAAGACTCAGTGCTCTTTTGCACCACATTTCCGTGTCACATGTGCGCCAAGCACATCGTTTCATCCGGTATTCGGAAGGTGACGTTCTTGGAGCCGTATCCGAAAAGCCACGCGAAGGACTTACATTCGGATTCGATCACCTTTTCATGCACAGAAGAGTCCGCCAAGGTACTTTTCGAGCCCTTCATAGGGATCTCGCCCCGTCGTTACAGAGACATCTTTGAAAAGAAGAAAAGGAAGGACGACGAGGGCAAGGGTAACCGGCCGATTGTTACCGCGGAGATTTCGCCTTGACGCGAGCGATGACTTCTTCGTCGTCGACGAAGCAGTCGAGGAAGTCGTTCCAGGCTTCAGGCGAACGGCGCGCATCGGCAAGCATTTG